AGCTCGAGGATCTTGCCGCCGAGTTCGGACAGAAAATCGCGCGCGTCGGCTTCCATGCCGGCGATGATTGTCTCATCGCGCATGACGCGCTTTTGGAAGAACTGCAGCGGATCAGGAAAGCGCGGGTCGTAAGAGACGAAATCCCACCAGGCGCGCCCCGAGCACGCCAAGGCCCAATGGACTTGCGGCAAGTGATCCTCAGGCACTTGGCGCGAGAGGAGCGTGCGCAGATGCGTTGCCGACGTCGGGCATTTGAGCTCGAGCCCGCCCTCGTCGCCAACTAGGCTATCGGGGGAGGCGTGCGCGTTTTTGATCGTCGGGTGAGGGATTACCCCGATCTTGATGACCGGAAGGTTGGTCAGAAAGGCGTAGGACGCGCGCGCCTCGTCCTCATGGTCGCGGCCCCAATACATCGGATTGGAGCGCTTGGCCGGTACGCCGGTAATGCGCTCGGCGGCGAGCTCATAGAGGTAATCCTCGGCGGCCGCTGTGCGCTCGCCCGAGCGCTTGAGGCGGGATAGCGCGACGCCGATCTTGGACGCGCCGAGCGAACCGCACCGCGCTTCAAACCATTCATGGGACCGCTGTTCCACTGGCGGCTCTCCGCTTTTTCTCGTTGAGGAGGGCGACCGCGCGCTTAAATTGCGACATGCGCATTTCGGCGATGGACGGCGCGCCGATCGTCTCGAGGAAAATGGCGAGATTGCTCTCAGTGTCGCGCAACAATGTCTCGACATAGATGACGTCGTCGGGCTCGATAACCGGGTCCTCGGGCTCGCCGCCGCCCTGGCCGTCGTCGTCGCGGCCGGCGCCAATGCCAAGCCCCTCCTTGAGCGTGTAGCGCTGCAGATAGGTGACCGTTGAGGCGATCGCCTGGTTGGGGTTTTTCATCCCGGACTTGTCCTCGACGCCCTCGAGGCTGTTCTCCTCGCTGTAGCCGTCCTCGTGCGACAAGATGCACGTGACCTTGATCTTGGGCCCTTCCTGGCTCGACTTGTGGCGATAGCTCAGCCCGTATTTCGACAAGATCGGGTCGACCACGACGCCAATGTCGGCGAACTCCTCGTATTTGTACTGCGTGCGGCCGTCGCCGCTCTTGTGCTCATAGTCGACGAGGCGCGTCTTGAGGATCGGCCCGAACTCGCCCTTGGCCTTGGCGAGCGCGGCGTAAAAGGATCGGCGCGCATCGGCCTGGCCGGCGCGCTCGCGCAGCGCCATGAGGCGCTCAAACTTCTCGATATCGACGGCCGGATCGCGCGCCGCGTTGGCGATCATGAGAAGGATTGGATCGGAAGGCTGCGCCCCGGCGGGAGCTACGGTGTGCGACGCCTCTCCCGCCGGGACTAGCTCGGCCGAGGCGGGGGTAGCTTCGGCCGATGCGTCGCCAATCGTTGATCGGGAGACTTGGTCGGATGGGCGCCGCATCCCTCCAAGAGTTCATATTTTGAAACCGAAGTCAATCCGGTCGTGAGAGGCGCGCCCCGATTTACTTATCCACAGGGTCGGCTTTCATGCGCCGGTGGAGGCGTTGAATTTCCCGCAATCTGGCTGGGGTCCGCTTGGCCCTTTTCGGGTGATCGAAGAATTCCTCGAGCCCTATATTTAGCGCCTCAATGGACCGGAAGATGAGGTCCAAACTCATGCCGACCGTGCCCGCTTCGTAGCGGGAAATCAGGCTTTTTGTCGAGCCAATCGCCTTGGCCAGGGCCAATTGCGTCATGTCCCTTTCCTGGCGCCATTCGCGCATGTAGTGGCGGGGGTTGCGGCGCTTGGTCAATTTGGGCCTGCCTTTGGTTTCCATAAAAGAAACCTAGGACATACGTAACCCCCGTGTCAATAAGTGACCACTTGCGCGTAGAGTTTCAGATCAGTTAACCTCTGCCGATGGGCAAGTACCGAACCCGCCGGCCGACCAGGCCTAAACTCGTCAAAGCGCGTGAGCGGCTCGGGATGACCCGCCCGCAACTGGCGGCAAAGTTGGGCCTGGCGCGCAGCTACGTCTACAAAATCGAAATCGGTGATATTAACCCCGGCGTCGCCACGATCGTCGAGTGGCTCAAGGCGCTCGGGCCAGAGGCCTCGATTGACCTGTTTGAGCCCCATCCGGCGCTCAAGAAATGGACCGACGTTGTCGGCCAAAAGGTGCGCCGCAAGATCGCTCAACAGCTAGTCGCCTGAGCCTGCCAGATGGGCGCGCGGCGATGGGATATTTTTGAGCCGTCCGAAGATCAAATAACCGACGCCGTCGTCGAGCATTGGCGCACGCCCGGCCTTGGTGTGCCCGGCTCGCTCGTCGCCGGCATCCCGAACAAGCGCGCTTTCGGTCAACCTGGCCTCACCAAAGGCCTGCCCGACTTGCTCGTGCTGTCGCCCTACCTCGGTGACCGCACCGGCTATATCGAGCTCAAGACCAAGCGCGGGCGGCTCAGCGACGACCAGCTGGTGATGCGCGAGCTTTTCCTCATGCGCCGCGCGCCATACGCGGTTTGCTACGGTCGCGACGAGCCGATCGAACAGCTTCGGGCGTGGGGCGCGATCCGATGAGCGAGGGCCTTCCACTGTTCGAATGGAAGCCGCCGCCGATCGTGCTCGCGACGCCGCTCTACACCATCAACCGCGACAACAAATTCGATATCCAACTCAAGGTCGCGAACTTGCGCGAGCACAAGCTCGGCCGCCTCGTTGGGGGCGGCAAGATCGAGCTCAAGAGCGAGACATGGCAATGGCGAGAAACTGGCTGTATCGGCCTTGAATACGAACAGTGGGGCAAGCCTAGCGGCTTCGCGGTGAGCGAGGCCCACGCGTGGGTTCACGAGTTGAACGACGACGCGGGCAAAATCCTCTGCGATCTTATGTTCCCGCTCGAGCGGGTGAAGGAATTGGCGCGCTACACGGCTCGCCGCGATCGCCGCTGCATTAAGCACGGTTGCGGCGACAGCGGCGCCGTCAGTCTTGTCGCCGTGCCCCTGCGGTATTTCGTCGATTGGCTGTTGCAGGGCGGCGGCGAATGAAGCTCACGCTCGAGAGGGTCGCGGCGGTGCTGCGCGAGCAAGGGCTCGGCGAGCACGTCGGCACGGTTTTGGACGCCCTCACTCGCCCGCCGACGAAATCAGTCTCGGCGGCTCGCCAAGCCCGCTATCGGGAGCGCAAGGCGAGCGTAACAAAAAGCGTCACTGTTACGCCGTCACGTGACGCGTCACGTGACGAACCGAGCGTAACAAAAAGCGTCACTGTTACGCCATCCGTTACGCCCCTCGCGCGCGTAGAAGATAATCCTTCAACTATAGAGCTATCTGGAAAGGGTAAGAATTATAGGCCGACGGGCGTAACGCCGACGCCTCGCGAAATCCTTCTCGAATGCCTCTCTCCCGAAATCGCCGACGGCGTCTTGGCTCACCGAAAAGCCAAACGGTGCCCGCTCACCGTCCGCGCCGCCCAACTGCTGGCCAAGGGCTTCGTCGCGACCGCCGACCCGAACGCGGCGGCCGACATGATGATCGAACGTGGATGGCAGGGCTTCAAACCCGAATGGTTCGACAACGAGAGGCGCTCAAATGGACAACAACAGCAGGGGAAACGGTCAATTGTCGAGGCTGGGCGACGCCTCACGGCTCGCCTTATCGCCGAGCGGCAGGAGCGCGAATTGCGAGCCGGAAATAGCGGCGGCGCGGGCGACCCTCCTCTGCGGCTATTACCCACGCAACGAGGCCAATGATCCTGAAATTTTCATCACGGGCGCGACGGCGATGCTCTCGAGCTATCCCGAGGTTGTCGTCGAACGCGTCTGCGATCCCATTCGCGGCTTGCCAGCGAGAAACAAATTCCTCCCCGCGATCGCCGAAATCCGCGAGGCGTGCGAGCGCGAAATGGTTTGGCATGACGCGGTCGAGCGGCGTGAGCGCGATCGCAAGCACACCGCCAAGGTGCTCGCGCCATCATTGCCGCCGCCGGCGCCCATGGATCGGCTGCGCGTGCGCCAGACGGCCGATGAGCTCCTCGCCGAGCTCAACGCCAAGGGCGAGCCGCGCAAGATCGATTTTCGGCCGCCGCGATCGCCAGGCGAAGCCGAAGTCGCCCGCCGGCATTTCGAGGCCCGGCTACCCGAGCTCGCGGCCGAATATGCGGCGCAGCCGGCTGTACTTTCGGCGCAAGCGCGCGGCAATAGTTCTGCCGGCGAAGCTTACGATGAGGAAGCTTATGAACACTCCCCAAATATGTCATGTTAACCATGTTCACGCGTTATCGCTCAATGGGTTCGGAGGCCAAAAGCGACATTGAGGCAACCCAGAGGTTGCAAGCGGCCGAGCCGATATGTTTACAAGAATGAAGCGGCGGTGTTTGATGAAAAGGCGATCGTTTTCGGAGGGTGCGGATTGCAATATGGCTACGACAATTGCTGCGGAGCGGGAATTGCAGATGATGCGCGAAGTGGAGCGCATCGTTTACGGCGCTGGCCGCGAACTCGAGCGGACCGGCCTTCTCGAGAAGCTCAAAAAGAAGCGGAAATACCGCAAGCTCGAGGCCGTATTGCGGGTGATTGAGGGGCTCGCGCTGACCGTGCCCCGCGAAGAAGGCGGCTATTTCAAGCTTAGGCAGCAACGGACGGCGCTCGAGGCGAAGCTCGAGCCGGATTAGGGGAGCGGCGGGTCAGTCGGCCGCGTGCCCGGCGGCGGCGGTTCGCCCCTTTCAAGCGCGTCGAGGCGGGCCTCGATCTTCACGATGTTCTGCCATGCTTTCCCGAGCCAGTCGCGGACGACGTCGCTACTGCCGCCTGATGAGCGCTCGCTCTCCATCGCGTCGAGGCGCCGCCCGACGCGGGTTACCGCGTCAGCGGCGGCCCGCATTTCGTTGCGCATCAACAGCATTACGTAAATCTGCGCCATCATCGACACGACGAGCGCAGCCGTTTGCACAACGTCGATCCAAAAGCCGGCCGCGCCCTCGCCGCTCACATCCACCATTTTGCGTAGGTCCCCCGAGACACATGTTTCCAGTTAGGAAACGGCCGGGGGCGATGCAAGC